GGTCATGTAACCAGTTGCGGACCTATGCCGCCACCGGCTGAAACTCGCTGATTACCACCTCAGATTTACCGCCTTTAGTGACCGGACCCCACTCTACAGTTAATCGCTTAATCTGCTTGTCATCGCCCCATACACCGGCATGTGTGAGGCTGTCGAACAAGGCTTTGAGGTAGTTATCAAGGTCGCGCTGGCGCTTATCTGGCGGGAACAGCAGCACGGTAACCTGCACGTTCACTGTAATCGGCTGTGGGCGGCGTTTAAGTTGCTCCAGGACGGCGGCGAGCGCATTGGAGCGGAAACAGCGCCCGGAGGCGCTGATCAATACTCCCTTTCTGGTATTACGCCAGTACGTGTTCACGCTTGGCGGGAACGGGAGAGTTAACTTCATGCAGCGCTCTCTCCCACATCAGGGATAGTCATCTGACCAACTACCTCACGGACTGCCTGACGCAGCATGCGGATGTTTGACCAGTAATCACGGTTAGTCTGCTCCACCAGCGCGATAAATTCCTGAACCGTGCACGGCCTGTCCTGGCGAACGTCAATCAGCACCGCTGAGAATCGTTGCATCTGCTCGATTGCCAGCTCTGAATCGTCGTACTGCTCGGAAACCCAAAGCTTCAGTTCGAGATCATCCTGGTGCTGCTTGATAAGACGAACGGCGCTGGCAATCGTCTCTGCTGGCACTGTCACACAAGTAGGGCTCTCAACAGAGTCTGCCGCCCACGTATGCGCCCACTTGGATTCGCTGTATGTGTACTCAGCTTTCATTTTGAACGCGGCGATAACGCAGGCCCACACCTCAACACCGCTTTGCTCAAGGATTTCGTGCTTCAGCAATGGAAGGTCATCACCATCACTGTTCTCTGTTTTGGCCGGTGCCGGTTGCTCACTAACTGATTGGGTGACGCCGTAGTGCTCTTTAGCGATCAGAACAATGTCCATCAGCTCAGCCGCCTGCAGGTCAGTTTCAAACGTCAGCGTGATGCGAGAACCTTCCTCGCCCTGCTCGGCCTGGCAATGCTTAGCAATCAGCTCTGCCAGCTTGCGTGCCTGTGCTGCACTGAACTGCGGCATAGCATCGGTTTTGGTCAGCTTCTTCTTGCCAGCTGCTTTGGCCTTCTGCATCTGCTCCTGTGCTACTGATGATGCTTTCACGCCATGCTCACGCTGCAGGGCTACTGCTGTGGTCGCGGCCACTTCGCCAGACTTCACCATCTCAATCAGCGGTTCGCCAACGGTCAGCAGCTGCAGGTGTTGTTCAATGTCGGTGATCGAACGCTTCACCTTGGCAGCAATCTCAGCTGGCTCTAAGCCCTGATTCACGAGGCGCTGATAGGCTGCTGCACGTTCAAGCGGCAACAGGGCACGTCCCTGACTGCTGGTGACCATGAACGCCACGCTGTCAGCTTCACTGCCCACGAAGTCCTTACATTCAAGGCGCAGCGTGTAGCCTGCTTCCTGTGCCAGTTTCGCACCGTAATAACGATGGTGACCGTCGATAATCTTGATGCCCTTCTCCGTGACCTTAACAGCCAGCGGAGGCACGTGCTCACCAGCGATAAAGGCGTCCCGGAATTCCTCGACATGGGTCTGATCGATATCACGAATGTTGTAATTAGTTTCGACATACAGCTCATCAACGCCCAGCAGGTATGTTTTGCGGGTAGTGATATCGGTGTCGCTGTTTTTCTTATCGTCGTAAATGCGCGCTAAAGTACTCATGCTGTGGTCAACTCCCATGTCAGGACAATAATCAGGGCGACAATCATCACCGCTGCGGTGCGGATGGCTTGGTAGAAAATCTCATTGCGTTGATAGTGGCTCTTCAGGTGCGCTTTCATTGGCGAACCTCACTCAGGAAGCTTTCACCGATACGACCTGTATCAAGGCCACCGTAGCTGCCACAGTTGAGTGAGCCTCTTACTGCACAGCGGTCGCAGTTCTCTTTGGCTTCGTTGCGTGATGCGTCGAACTTAGCCACCAGCATGGCCTCACGCCATACCTGAGCTGCACGCAGCCAGAACCCTTTGCTTTCCAGTTCAGCGGCCTGCTTAGCTTTGTGGCTGTATCTCTCGCTCTCAACCGGCAACGGGTCGGTGTTGATCGAGTAGCTCCAGTCGCTGGCACGCTTTAGACGACCCTTAGTGAACAGCGGTTTGATAAAGCGCTTAACTGACGTCTCATGCAGGCCGGTTAGCTTGCAGAGGTCGCGGACCTTTAGCGGGCCGTTACGGGTAATCAGTTCAAGAATTTTTGATTCGTGGTTGATCATGATTTATCCCCCGTTAACCGCGAAAGCCGTGAGGCACTGAGCTGTCAGGCTGCGGAATGACGGTGATATCCCGCTGCATGTTGCGCTTCAGAGCATTCCACTCAGAGCGTGGCGGGCGACCAGCCTTATCCCATTTGGTCGCTGACTGGAGATAGCCAGGCAGGTTGCCGGGGATGAACAGCGTTTTTGGACGCATGTACTGGTATTCCTCGGTGCCTTCCCAGTGGACATGCTTGTAATCCACCACCAGGCAAAGCTCTTCCACCGTGAATGCGTCTTTCAAGCGGGATTTGATGTGGCCCATCGATGACTTAGCCTCGGTGTGCTTAGCGCCGGTAACTTTGTTCAGGTGGCGTAAAACTTCACGAGAGCGATGAACGATTGACCACTCATCGTCTGGTTGCGACGCAACCTGACAAGAGGGTTTATTAGTCTGTATGTTTAAGTCTGTATTAACGTCTGTATAGAGAAAGGATTCCGCGACTTCACGGTTTCCAAGATTGCGCGATCCTTCGGTTTCAATATCGTTACTTCGCGATTTCAATGTCGCGACTTCGCGTTTTGGAAGTCGTGAATTCGCGGTTTCCAATTGATCTTTGAAAATCAAGGAAATTAAGGAGTCACCATCAACTTTATAATGCATGGTGGGCGTTCCGTTAACTTTCCTTACGCATGTATGGATAGCATCAGAAAGATGGTTTTTAACGAGCTTTTTGACCAGCCTTTCAGTCTGATCTTTGCTCAGACCGCCAGCTTCTTCACCAAGCTCCTCATAGGTTTTATAGAACCAGCCCTTATCGTCGCCAAACGCAGACCAGAAAACTAGGTTGTTAAGCACCGCCGCAAGGGCGTGGGCCTGCTGCTCACCACGAAAAAACTTCAGGTATGGGCGGGGGATGACAATCACATTTTTTTGCCCAGACATGGACTGAATAATATCGAACGTTCTACTCATGATTGCCCCTCACTTCCCTAAAGTACTGCTTGAACCGTTCGAGAGAGCTGAAGCACTCGCCATGTTCATAATTGTCACGCAGGTAGATAACCCGGTCGTTCTCTGGCTCCCAGCGAATGACCCGCACAGGGATGCCCCGCTTATCTCGGAAGATTCGGTCAAGCTCTCGCATCGGGCATCCTTCAGTTGCTGGTTGATATAGCCCACAGCCCAGCTGAGAAAGCTGTGGTTAACTTCTTCGCTGACGCCTGGTACATTAAGCACATACCGCAGCGGCTCACTACTGAAGCGGCCACCAGCTGTGGGAAGGCAACGGAATTGCGGTAATCCTGATTTTCTGGTTAAATTGATCACGCGATTAGTTCTCCACACACGTTGATTTAGTCGCATCGAACGCCGCGGACTGCAATCCTGCGGCGTTCACCTTTTCTGGCGGGCAAAATACGCGATACAGCAGCGTCAAATGCTCCTGCCACTTAGCCATAACCTGATAGCTGTTCTCTTCAATCTGCTCACGCTCCGCTGCATCAATCACACCGTCAGCTGTTGCTTTGCGAATGTAGGCAGAGTGCTTGCCAATCCACTCAACTGACTCCATCAGGCGCTGATTGATATCCGCATTATCAACATCCTCAATATCCACCAGCGGGACGTTGACGCTGTTTGACTGACGGGATACTGCATTCGCGATGTGCTTAGTGCCGCTGGCCTGCTGCAGAACCATCGCCCAGCCCATTGGGAAAATCTGATCGCCATTAGTGCGTAGGCGGTTGAATAGCGCATCCTCGGTTACACCTAGCCATTCGGCAGCTTCTGCATATCCACCCGGAAGACCTGAGATAGTCTTTTTTATTGCTACCACCAGCCATGCCGGTTGTTTTTCTACTTGCCAGTGCTTCTGATCCACGGTTAAGCCCTCTTGACTGTGGTTAAAATTAGAAAGCTGTCGATATAGACTTGTGATCACACTTACGATTTGCAGGGAACGGCTTCACCTCTTCCGCTGAAATCGTCCCGTCTTCATGGAGGATCACGGTGATGTCACGCTTGAGTGAAATCGCTTTAAAAATCGCGCTCTGGTAAACGCCTAAATCGGTTGCTGCTTTTGTCTGGCCAAACTGTTCTACATAATCTTTGAGTTTTATTCTCTGGCTCATAATCATCTCCTAATGGACAGGCTTAATTATCACCGCTAGAGGTAAAATAGTCAACACGCGCGGTGTTAGTGATTTATCCCGTGCGGTGATAAATTTCACATATGAATGCTAAGAAAAAGCCGCTCACTAACGAGCAAATCGAAGACGCGCAGAGATTGAAATCGATCTATGAGCGCAAAAAAGCTGAGTTGGGTATTTCCCAAGAATCAGTGGCGGACGCTTTGGGCGTAGGTCAATCAGCTGTCGCATCTTTGCTAAATGGCGTAAACGCTCTGAATCCCAGCAATGCCTCAGCATTAGCCAAATTTTTGAAGGTGAGTGTTGGCGAGTTCAGTCCTAAAATTGCTGCTGAGATCGCTGATATGTATCAGTCGATAGGTGAAGAAAGCATTAGGTCGAATCACTATGAATATCCTCTGTTCACTTATGTCCAGGCTGGTGATTTTTCTGAGGTTGGTAGTTTTACTTCCAGAGATGCAAAGGCATGGGTTCCAACAACGAAGAAGGCCAGCGATAAAGCGTTCTGGCTTGAAGTTAAAGGTCACTCAATGACTGCGCCGCAGGGTGTTCGTCCAAGCTTCCCAGAAGGTATGCTGATTCTTATTGACCCAGCAGAACCGGTTGAGACAGGCGATTTCTGTGTGGCATCTGCTAATGCAGACTCAGAAGTGACTTTCAAGAAGTATGAGAAGGATGCAGGGGTGAGCTATCTAGTACCGCTTAATCCTTCCTACAGAATACTGGATTGCGACCACAGCTGCCGCATCATAGGCAAAGTGGTTAAAGCTCAGTGGCCCGAAGAGACGTTTGAGTGAAGATTTTGCGGCATTTGCCAATATGATGTGGTACCAGTAACAACATTCCAACAAGCCGCTTGACCCGGCAACCGTGCCGGGTTTTTATGCATAAAGCACCTGCAACTTTTTTCTAATCATGCGCCTCCCAGCCAATCCCGCAGCCCGCCACTGAGCGGTTTTTTTGCCCGGAATATTAGAAACTATCCCGCCCTGTTGGCTAAAGTTTTCACTACCTTTGACGATGATCTGACTGAGCAAAACTGTTGCTCAAATGCTTCTCTATTGAATTGTTTGTAATGATTAGCCCGCGTTCGGCGGGCTTTTTTTTGTCTGCAATAAAAAGCCTGCCGCTTACGCTTGTCATACATTTGTTTGCTTCTAACCTTTAGCGTGTTGTGAGACGGCCAGTGCTCCTACCACTGGCTGATGAGATGCACGGCTGGCTCGTCAGGCATCTTGCTCACAACGTTTAGAGGCCGCTTAAGAGTTTCACAATCTCCACCGCAACTTATGCCTGCTACCCGCCTCGGGTGCAGGTATTTTTTTGCTCGTGACAATGCTTACCGGCACTCCCCATGGCAATCTAAGCTTTCATCTCTAATCTGGTTTTCCTGCAATGGGTGCTGCGCGTAACAAATTATTGAGCATCTATTTCCTAAATATCAGAATATGAGTATTCTCTCTGGCGTCAGCTAGCGCTGACAGATGGTTTGCCCCATTTGAACGAATTGACGCCCGTGTAACGCGGGTCTTTTTGTGCCTAACGCTCCAGCACTTTCGCAGCAGCTTCCATTGCTTTGACAAGCAACTCAGGGCGGGCCGGGTTCTTTGATGCCAGCGCCGTTCTGAGAGCATCCGCTATCACTATCTGCTTCGACTCAACCCCATAATCGTGAAGTGTGAACACCACGTCACCGACAACCCTGCACATCTCGTCATAGAGCTCATCTGGTTGCTTAGTCATGAAGCCTCCGCTCACAAAACACCCAAAAAACACATTAGCACACACCAAAATTGATTATTTTGCGTTCAAAAAAATTTTAATAGCAGGCCAATCAACAACATAAACACCGCTAGAAATATAATATCTCTAGCGGTGTTGACTGATTTATCACTTCCGGCAATAATGAGTCCATCAACAGCGAACAGGCAGGACGCCCACAAAGTAGCCGCCCGAGGCGTAAGAAGATCGGGATGATTCGCTAAGCAAGTTGCAGTGGTGTGAGGTCGGTGCTGTGAAAATGATTAAGAACATGTCGAATACAACGGTTCGGGACCTGATTACCTTTCTGCGTCTCTTCCCGGACGCTGATGTGATCTGCTGTGGTGATGCCGGTGTGGTGAGTGTGCAGTGTGATGTTGAAAACGTGGTTCTTGGACCAGCGTTTTAAGAGTACGAAATTGCTGTGTTGGCGGTTACTCATGATGGTTTGGTTTAACCGCCCTTTTTCACAACGATAAGGGCATTTGCAAAGCGGGTGTTTTCGAACGCTTTAGAGACGTGGAGTAAGTGTCCTTTTCGTTGTGGTGAATGCG